ATTAATACCGATAAAAGAAATAGATATGACAGATTATCAAATCCAATTGACGAAAAATTAAATGAACTATTATATAAATTTCAAAATTATAGGTTAAATTTAGAATCAGAAATATCTGAAGAATCAAAATTATTTCAAAAAAATGTTTTAGAAATCATGTTATATGATAAAAAATATGACACTTATGAGCCATCGGTAGTAAAAAATGAAGCGGAATCAATGAAAACAGGGTTGGTAGATGCATATAAACAATTGGGGATGCTAGATAAAAAATTAAATAAGAAAATAGAACTCCATGTAACTGAAATAAATAAATCTTTAAAAAATGTGGAAAAGAATTCTCAATTGTCAGTTAATGACGTACTACCTTTATCATTAATTTTTAGAACACAAGAAATATTAAAGTTTTCAGCAAAAGTTCAAAAAAATAAAAATGAAATCTTAGAACCTCTAAATAATTTTTTTGCCCTTTTAAACAAATTCATAAATGATAAAAAACTTATCTTTAATGATGATATAAAATTAAAAGTTCTAAAAAATAATGACTTTTTAGAATTTTCTCAACTTTCTTCTGGGGAGAAACAGTTATTAATTTTATTTATAGAAACTCTTCTACAGAAAAATAAAGCAATAATTTTTATTGCTGATGAACCGGAACTTTCTCTTCATATTGCATGGCAAAGAAACATAATCTCAGCAATTAGAATTTTAAATTCTAAATCTCAGATAATTATAGCGACACACTCTCCAGAAATATGTAGTAAATGGAAAGATAATATGATAGAAATGGAGAAAATAATATTATGATGATAAATGGTATTTTATTAGATGATATGAATTATTCTTTTGAATACTCTAATGGAGCACTAGAGAGTAAACCTAAATTTGAATCAAAAGAATTTATTTGTTTTGTTGAGGGAAATGATGATGTTATATTTTGGGAAAAGAAATTTGAAAATGCCGGGATAAATGATGTTTTATTTGAAGAAGTTGGCGGGAAAGAAGAAATAGAAAAATTTATTTTAAAATTAGGAACAGGATTAAAAGCTATTCTCTGTCTAGATAAAGATTATAATTTTATCTTAAACAGAGAGAATAAGAATAAAAAAATAGTGTATACTTATGGACATTCAATAGAAAATACTTTATATTGTAGCAATTCTATTAAAAACTATATTTTAAAGTTAGGACGATTTTCTAAAAAGAGTTCTAACTTAATCTTAAAAGCTATAGAACTCGAATATGTTAATTTTGAAACTAAAGTGTATCCATTGCTCAAATATGAAATTGCAAATGAAAAAATATGCCTTGAATGTAACGAGCAGGGAACTGTAAACATTAATTCTGTTAGTGTTTTAGGAAATAATACATGTAAATTTTTATATAAAAATAGTTCTATAATTATAGCAGAAGATAAAGTGAAAACAATTATTGATTTGTGTATCAAAAAAATACCAAATGAAATAGTAATCGAATTAGAAAAAACAATGTCTACAAATAAATTAAATATAAGGGAAATCGTTAGAGGGCATTTTCTCACTAATTGGGTCATAAACTTAGTAAAAAAAATTATAAAAGATCAAAAAAATCAAAATGTTAAGATAGAAATTCAATCAGTGTTTCCATCTTTAGTTGAACATTGTTTGACCTGTAAAGTTCCGTCTTGTGTAAAGAAAACTTATTATAATACAAATATTAAAAAAGCTTACCTGGAATTATCTTCATTTTTATAGATTTATTTAGAAAAAAAATAAAAACAATAACTAGTTATTAATATTAAGAGCCAAAAATAATTTTGGCTCTTTTTTTTATTTTATACTTAACAGAAAGATATAAAATATGTTACCTTAACATAAGACCAAAGAAAAAAGTTTAATTGAGGGGGATATTTTATATGGATGACAAAAAGAAAGACAAAACTGAAAAAATGTGTGAAGTTATAAAAAAGCAAAAGACCAATAAATTCACTGGGAAAATGGAAATAAATTTTTTTAATGGTGTTCCTGAAACAATAAAAAAAACAAGTTGTGAAAAAATTTAGTTGCGAACTGGATTAAAATAATGTATATTTAAATTGTAACAAATAAAATCAAATAATTAAGTGGAAGGTTGAATTTCAAATTGAGCTAATCGATAAAAAGAAAGCAAATTTGTCAGCATAAAACCTTTGACCATGAACCAATCGTATAAAGCCGGGGTACATGATATAGACTGATATAAGTCTATACATGTACTTCGGCTTTTTTTATTTATTTGTTAATAAGGGAAATAGTTAAACGGGAAACTATTTAAATATTGAGATGGTGGGAACTCAATTACCCAATAGGGGGAATCATGAATTGGAAAGAAAAGAAAAAAATAAGACAAACTCAAATGGAAGCCCTGGAAGTAGAGAGAAAAAACCTTGCAAAAATAGGTTGGAAATCTATGGGGAAGGTAGAAAAAAATCAATTATACAAAAAAATAAATTTTGATTGGGATAATATGCATAAATTTATAAGAGATAGGATCCCATCTAAAGAAAAATATGTAGCATTAGAGATAGAAAATTATTGTGTAGAGAAAGCCAATAAAAATAAATAGAGCCTCTAATTATTTAAATAACTAGAAGCTCAGAGGAAAAAATAAGTAAATTTATAGTCCGAAATAAATTTACTGTAATGAACTATATACATTACAACTGTAATAAGTAATGTGCATATTGGTGTGTTCACTATGTATTTATCTTATCTTAAAATAACGCTAAAGTCAAATTAAATTAAAAAAAACGTTGAAAACAAAGGCGTATATTAAAATAAAATAACGTCTTTCTATATTTTTAAAGATATTACATTAGGTGGACCTCCTAAAACAAATCATCAATGTAATATCTCTATGAATATATAAGTTGAATAAGGAGGGGATATGATAGGGCTAGACAGAGCTTCTATATGGGTATTAGTCGATGCTCATATTGAGTTAATAGACATAGGAATACGAAAAAAGTACCGTCATATCCTAGGTAGAAAAATATTAGGAGATACACAAAACTACTCCATAGGAAAAGAAAACATAAATGAGATTAAAGTTATAAGTCATCTAAATAAGACTTCTACAATAAGAATAGATTTTTCCTATCCCAGGAGTAATGCAGCTACTAACTTATATCCATTAACTTCAGAGGTAGAAAAGAAAATTGTAGATGATAAGATCTTAAATTTAGTGAAGGAAATATCCCTGGATAATGAGATAACTATCCATGATTTATTCTATGATTATTTTGAATTAGCTATCCAGGAGTATATAGGCTCATTCTATAAGTTTAATAATTTAATTATGATATTTTATAGGGCCTTAGCCAGAGAATACGATAGCAAAGATAGCCTGGTCTACTCAAACTACAGAACAACTATGGACAGGTTCTATTCTACAGGATTTATATTTAAGATCATGACTGGATGGCAGCTCAAATTATACTCAAAAGCTCATGAACACAATAAAAAACATCTAGAAAAACAAAAAGGTGCACTGATTAAATTAGAGCATAAGATAACTCAATCTATAATCAAAAAAGTATGCCAGACAAATAGTGTCAATGATCTCACCATAAGAGATATAACTAATTCTGTAAAGAGACACATTGGGGAAAAGTTATTTAAATTAATGGTAAATGAATTATCCCGGAACGATGAAATTTTAGAAAAAAAATTCTCTAATTTTGATTCAAGGGAACTGTCTAATTTGGTCAGAGACTTTGAAGAATGGATTTATGATGAAAAAATAATAAATTCAGTAATAACTAGAAATAGTAAGAGATCTACAGCACAGATAGAAAGATATAGAAAAACAGTAAAGATAGCATTGAGAGAAAGCCAAATAAGAAGTTCACCGTATCGAGAAAATTTTGGAAACATTGAGAGATTGTCACTATTTATAAATAAATTACTCTTAATCGAGTGTGAAGTTAAATGTAGTTACAAGAAACATTTAACTTTTAATCAGCTTAAAAACAATCATAAACATGAGGGGTTTTTGGAGAAAAAAAAGAACACTATTCAATAAAAATAATGCCTAGAGATGTTTGCCTCGCGTAATAATAAGTAGAAAGTATCTCAGTCCTGAAAGAGTATTTAATATTTAAAAGATTTTAGTTTAGAGGAATAACGACATTTTACGAAAATGAAGGAGGGAGTATAAATCGATTAACCATAGAGATGGATAAGAGTATTCTTGGGTTGAAGCAAAAGAAAAGTTATAAAAATGATAAAAGGGGCTACAGAGTAGCCCCCCAATTATTATTAAGTTATATATTACAGCAATTAGAAATAAAAGAGTTTGTAAATCCTTTAGATTTAGCATGTGTTAGAGCTACCTCTGAATTTTTATAGATCCCTAAATAAACATTATTTTCAGCAGGGATATGATTACATCCAGATTGATGAATTTCATTAGTTTTAATATCAATATAAAAATCAACATAAACGATCATAGCAGTCACCTCCTTTTAGAATTAAAATATTATAACACATTAACTATAACTTCATAAACGGGTAACTTAGTGACCTGTTTATGAAGTCAAAAAAATATAAATATTATTAGGAGTGATTATGGGCAGAAAGAAGATCGATAAATTAACTAAGGATCAATTAGCAGCACTAGAATTATATATACAGCTCACAGCTAATAAGTTTGGAAAGACTAAGAAATCAAGGTATGAAGAAATTGCAAAAAGGATAAAGCTACCGGTAAACACCATAACTGCATGGATATACAGACATGAAGTTCACTATAGAGAGTATATAGCTGAGATAGTGGATGAAAAAAATGCAATTAAATGCACCTTTGATGGGTTGACAGAAAAGCAGACTAAGTATGTTAAAGCTAGGCTGGAAGGAAACGGTACAGAGGAAGCTAAGAAGGTGGCTGGATATTCAGAGAAGACTAAAACTTATGATGTGGAACGATCTAGAAACTTAACTCAAACAATAGAAAAATTAAGAATGGAACTTATTACCGATACAAAATTAGGAGCATACGCACAGATCAATGATCTAAGAGATATCAAGAGGAGAGCTAAGGAAGGTGTAACCGAGACAGAGTATGTGGAGGAGAGCACACCGAAGGGGAAGAGCACAAAGAAAGTTGTAAAAAATAAGAAGTCATTAGATACAGAGATCAGTGCTATAAGAGAGATTAATAACATCCTTGGATATAGTTATGCAGCAGAGAAGAAACATAACGGCACAACAGCATCAGGCAAAGAAATAGTCAGGATAGATGAGGATGAATAAAAAAAAAGAGCTAAAAGCCCTAATCATTTATTTTTTATGAGCGCCAGAACAACAACAATCACAACCATTAGCATTTGTAAATCCCTTAGATAAAGCAGCTTTTACTGCTTTAGGAGCAGTTGTATGTCTCCCTAAATTAATCTTATTTAGTAAAGGCATATTGGGGCATTTTGCTTCATGAACTTCTTCTGTCGCACAATCAATATAATGCTTCATAATTTTACCTCCTAATTATTTGTTATATTGAATTATAACATAAATGATGAAAAAAAGGTACTGTGAGGGCTTCAGAAAGCTTTGCGGAGGCGGGGAGCCCGGGAGTTTTTTCGTGACAAAATTTTTCATTCGGGAGTTCCAAAATTTTAGGAGGTCATATGGGGCAATTAATTTTAATCAATGAGGCTCGATTAGCCAAACAATTTTTAATAACTGAAAGACAGGTAAGATCTTTATTCAAAGAATATAAATATGCTCCTGGAGAATATCTATATACAAAATGCGTTAAGAAATATATTGCACAACTCAAAACAAGAAAAGGTGATGAAAGTGAAGAGACTGAAAAATTAAAAAAAATAAAGAGAGAAACACAAGAATTCAAATTAAAGATTTTAAAAGATGAATATCATTCAGAAGAGATCATAAAGGATTTACTGGCAGATATATTTATTAAATTTAGATCCCAATTATTATCTAGTTCTAGAAAGATAGCAGTAGAGATAGAACAGACAGAAGATGGGAATACGAAAGAGATTGTGGAAAAACACATATTAAAAGTTTTAGAGGAATTAAATAGATATAGCCCACCAAGCAATAGAGGAGATAAGTGATGACTGAAAAAGAAAAAGTATTAAAACTTATGAAGAGTTGTTTTAGATTCCTAAAGCCACCTAAGAAATTAACTATTGGTGAGTGGGCAGATCAAAACAGGGTCTTATCTTCTGAATCTTCAAAAGAGGTTGGGGCCTGGGAGACAAAGAGAACTCCATACATGGTAGAGATCTATGAAAGGCTAGAATCTGGAGAAGTAAGAGAAGTGATCCTTATGATGGCTTCGCAACTGGCAAAATCAGAATTTATAAATAATATCTTTGGAAAGTATGCAGACTTAGACCCTTGTCCCATGCTCTTGGTGCAGCCGACAGATACAATGGCAGTTGCATACTCTAAAGAGCGTATAGCCCCGATGATAAGAGATACAGCAGTATTAAAAGCCATTATTAGAGATGCCAACAAAAAGAATTCAGGGAATACAGTAGCTCATAAGATGTTTCCGGGAGGATATATAGCTTTTATTGGATCTAACTCACCAAGTAAGTTAGCAGCTAGACCAGTAAGAATAATTTTCTTTGATGAAGTAGATAGGTATCCGGAGTCTTCAGGAAGAGAAGGAGATGTAATCACCTTAGGGAGAAAAAGATTGACTACCTATAGTGATATCAGTAAATGTGTAATAACTGGAACCCCCACCATAAAGGGGAAAAGTTTGATTGAGACAGAATTTAAAAATGGTTCACAGGCTGCTTGGCAGTTACCTTGTCCCCACTGTGGAGAATATCAAAAGTTAGAATTTAAAAATATTAAGTGGATAGATTCAGATCCTGAAACAGTAACTATGATGTGTGATGAATGCGGGGTCCTGGCTACAGAAAAAGAATGGAAAAAAGGGAATCAATCCAAAGGGAAATGGGCACATAAATATAGATCAAGAAAAGAAAAACTAAGTTATCACCTAAATGCACTGGCCAGCCCATGGAGAACTTGGGAATCAATAGTAAAAGAATGGCTGGAGATCCAGGGTGATATAGAAAAGATAAAATCATTTAAAAATACAGTATTAGCAGAAACATGGGAAGAACAGAATATTAAAACAATTGACTATAAAGATCTATATGCAAGAAGGGAACACTATAAAGCAGATCTTCCAGATGGAGTATTGATCATAACAGCAGGAGTAGATATCCAAGGCGACAGAATAGAGGTAGAAGTTGTAGGCTGGGGATTAGGTCATGAAAACTGGGGAATAGTATATCAAGTTATTCATGGAAATCCATCTAAACAGGAGATCTGGGATGAACTGGATGAATTTTTACAAAGAGAATTTACATTTGAAGATGGGACTCCCTTAAAGATCTATGCAACTTGTATAGATACCGGTGGTCACAATACCCAAGATGTATATAACTTTGTATCACCTAGGGAAGAAGACAGGATCTTTGGAATCAAGGGTCAAGGTGGAATAGTACCAATAGATAATGGATTTAGAAGAACTAAGAATGGAGAGATAAATCTCTATTCAGTAGGAGTAAATGCGTTAAAAGATTCAACCATGGGTAAATTGAGGGTAAATAAAAAAGGTAAAGGATATTGTCATTTCCCTAGAAATGTAACCCGGAACTATACAGAGGAATACTTTAAAACTCTAACTGCTGAGGTAAGAGATCCCAAAACAAACAAGTGGACAAAGATAAGAGATAGAAATGAAGGGTTAGATTTAAGAAACTACAATGAAGCAGCACTAGAAATATATAAATATGACATGAAGATATTAGCTGCCTTAACCCGTGAGCAATTAAGTGTTTTATCTAGAGTTGGATATCTAGAAGAGGAGGATTAATGAGTAATGTTACAGGAATAACGCTGGAGATATGCCAGGCTAAATTAAAGATGTATTTAGAAGCTGAAGAAAAAGTATTACTAAGCCAATCCTATGATATCGATGGGAAAGAAGTTACCAGAGCAGATCTAGATATGATCTTAAAAGGCATTAACCTATGGGAAGAAAGGTGCAGAAAATACGGTAATCCCGAAGATGTGGGAATGACAATAGAGAATGTAAGGCCTGGAAGACATTAGGAGGAGAATATGGAAATATCACTAAAGAAAATCTTTCCTGGGTTAGCAGGTAAGAGAGTGATCGCCAAAGCACAGCTTTATGATGCTGAAAAAACGTATGAAAATGTGGTCCAATATCATAATCATGGTGCAGGAAACCAAAATGCTATGGATTACGATGATGAATTGAATAGTGCTGATACCGACATAGGGGAATCAAAAGATACTCTTATGGCTAGATCTAGAGATGAATATATGGGAAATGCCATAGCTTCAGGTGCAATTAAAAGAATTAGATCCAATGTTGTAGGTGTAGGAATTAAACTTAAATCATCTATAGACAACAATATTTTAGATATGGATCAAGAAAAGAAAGAAGAATTTGAAAAAAGAATAGAGTACCTATGGAGAATTTGGACTGAATCAACTGAATGCGATTGGGGACGGGAATTAAAATTTAGTCAATTGCAATCATTAGCTATATTAACAATGTTAATTGATGGGGAATGTTTTGCAGCACTATCATTTAAACTTCATCCAGGAGAGCTATTCGGATTAAAAGTAAGGTTACTAGATCCTGCTAGTTGTATTAATCCTTCAGATATTGGGAATAAAGATATAAAAAACGGGGTAGAAAAAGATAAAAACGGAATAATTACAGCTTATCACTTTAAAAAGAGTAAAGAAAATTCAGATACAACTAAGGTTCAAGTCCATGGAAGTAAAACAGGCAGGAAAAATCTTCTAGTTCTCATGGACCGAGAAAGGATAGGACAAAGAAGAGGAATACCTCTCATAGCTCCTGTATTAGAAGTACTACACCAAATGAGGAAGTTTACCCATGCAGAACTTATGGCAGCTACTATAAACTCATACTTCGCAGCATTTGTAGAAAATGAGACTCAGGAAACTAAATCTCAAAGCCCTTTTAAAAGTAAAGATGGAAAAGATATCACATTAAAAAGTGGAGCTATTAATCATATGGCTCCTGGACAAAAGGTGACATTTCCTGATTCTAACAGACCTAATTCAGGGTTTACTAAATTCATGGAAACTATGTGTGTTCATTTAGGAGCTGCTCTGGAACTTCCACAAGAACTCCTATTACTTAAATTTAGTAATAATTATTCTGCTTCCAAAGGGGCCTTACTTGAAGCCTGGAAGATGTTAAAAATGAGGAGACAATGGTTTACTAATGATTTTATGCAGCCGATATATGAAGAATTCTTAGACTATTGTGTGGCTATGGACTATATAGATCTACCTGGATATGAAGAACCACTAAAGAGAAGGGCATATCATAAGGCTCAATGGTTTGGACAGGCTCAAGGGTCACTAGATCCATTGAAAGAAGTTAAGGCATCAGAGATAAGAGTAAACAATCAATTCACTACAAAAGCTAGAGAAAGTATGGAAATTAATGGTAGTGATGTTGGAGACAATATCGAGCAACAAAGTAGAGAAGTTAAAAAGATGGAAAAATTTGGATTATTGAATAAAGAGGAATCAAAAAAAGAAAAAACTAAAGAAGGTGGAACAAATGAGCTTACTTAATGTACTAATGTTAGGAAATAATAAAGCAGAAATAAGAATTTATGGTGTCATAGGTGAAGGATGGTTTGCCGATGTGACTTCAGAAGATCTAAATCGTGAATTAGATGCCTTAGAAGATGTAACTGAGATAGATGTCCGGATCAACTCTCCTGGAGGAGGAGTATTTGCAGGATCCGCTATATACAACAGTTTGAAAAGGCATAAAGCAAAAATAAACATATACATCGATGGTATCTGTGCCTCTATTGCCACTGTAGTAGCCATGGCAGGAGATACTATAAACATGGGTAGAACTTCCATGATGATGATCCATAACCCATATTCACCATCAATTAGTGGAGGAGCAAAGGAACTTAGAAAGAAAGCTGATGATTTAGACAAATTAAAAGAAATTTCTATCGGTGCATATATGACAAAAGTTAATCTTACACGAGAAGAACTAATAGAAAAAATGGATTACGAAACTTGGATGACCGCTGATGAAGCTAAAGAATTTGGATTTATTAGCCACATAGAAAATGATACTGATGCTCAAATGTATTTTGATAAAAATATCTTGATGTGTGGGAAAGACATATCTGTAGATGTTTCTACATTTAAAAATCTAAATAATTTTTTAGAGAAGGAACATATACCAAAAAACAAACCAGTGGAACAAAGTATAAAGATAGATGATTTTAATAAAAAAGGAGATGTGAGAATGGATTTAAATCAATTAATGCAACAATATCCAGATCTATACAAACAAATAGTTCAGGTAGGAGTTACAAGCGAAAGATCAAGGATTCAAAACCTAGAAACAATAGAACAAAGAGCAGGAAGATCATTAGAATGTGTCCAAAAAGCTAAATTTGAAACTCCAGTAGAGGCTACTAGTCAAGAATTAATTAATGATGTTCTTCAGGAGATGGCAACTCAACCTCCAAAGGGTGAAATACCATCTAAAGTTCAAGACAAGATGGAGGTTTTATTAAACAAAATTGATGATGCTAACAAAGGTGGAGTTCAGGATCAAATGTTAGGTGGAATGACTCCAGAAGAAATAGAAGCAAAACAAGAAGCAGATGAGATAAATGACATAGTAGCATTAGCAAATGAAGAATATTAAGGAGAGTGATTTTAAATGGCTAAAGAAACAATAACACCTGAAAATCTAAAAGCTGGAGGAGTTGTTCCCTACCTGGTAGAGCCTATGGGATTTGCCGTAGGAACCTATACTAGAGGGATGCTTTTAGAATTAGATCTCACCACTTTAAAACTATCAAAGTGTACTGATGAAACCAAGTTCTTTGGTGTATTAAGTGAAGATGTAGTAGTGACAGCAGCTGAAACAGCGATGGTTTATGTAAGTGGGATGTTCTATAAAACTGGAGTAATTAAAGAAGATACTACAGATATAGAGAAGATAAGAATACATGGTATTTCTAAAAATATCTATATGAGATAAATTTAAAAATTAAAAGGAGTGATTTAGAATGGCAGGACCATATGAGGCAAGAAAGATAACAGCAGCAATAGAGAGGGTAAAAAGACCAGTTAATTTCCTATGGAACATCTTAATTGGTAAAGAAGTAGAGGAAGTGGTCCAGGAAATAGAGATCCATTCTAAGGACAATGGAAGAGTAAGGGCAGCATTTGTAGGGCCTATGTCTAACGGAATATTGATTGAGAGAGAGGGTTTTGCAGTTGAAAGATATAAGCCCCCATTTATCTCTTTAAAGATACCAGCAACTGCTGAGTCAGCATATCAGCAGCAATTTGGTGAAGGGATCTATGTTACCGGTAAAAAAGATCTGAATAAGATCTTAAAGAAACAGGTGGCAGAAGATTTAAAGACTTTAAAAACAATAGCTCATAGGACTAAGATCTGGGCATTATCTCAATTGGTAATGACTGGAGTATTCCCTATGGGAGATGGAAAAGAAGGGATCAAATATGGAGATTTCACATTAAAAGTGTTAACTGGAGTAGATAAGTTTGATGCAGAAGGTTCAGACATTATTGGATGGTTAAGTAATCAAAAACTTGAGATCCAAAAGAACACAGGAAATGTTGTTGATACAGTAATAGTTACACCAGATGTAGCCAGGTCAATTATCAACAATAAAACTCTTATGGAAAAGATAAAAATCCTCAATGGTACTCTTATCGATCTTAAGCCAAAAGAAAAAGAACCAGGAGTTTCATACATTGGATATATTCCAGAGATAGATACCAAAATCTATTCATACATGGACTGGGTAAAAGAATATGGTAAACCTACTGAAGAACCTATCCTACCTGATGGAACACTTTTATACTTCAAAGCAAAGAGTTTTAGAGTAAATTATGGAAGTTTCCCCTTCAGAGAAAAAATTACAGATAAAGCTAAGATATTTATTGGTAAAGAAGCTGTCAAAACTGTTCCTTCATCTGAAGGAAATACAGATCTATTAGAACTAAAATCTTCACCATTGATTATACCGGAAGATGCTCAAGGCTGGATCGCAGCTAAAGTAATATAGGGAGGCCAAAATGAAAAAGTGTAAGGTTAAATTAACAGCCATTGAATATAAGGGAAAGACGTATAAGCCTGGAAAAATAATTCAATTAGATGATAAAGATGCAGCAGATCTTATTAAATCTGATTTCGTAACTGAAATTAAATCTCAGTTCCAAGAAGATCAATCTCCTGAAGAGTTAGCACATGAGAAAAGAAGGAAAGAACTGGATGAATTAAATATTCCTGATCTAAAAGAGATGGCAGTGGATATGGAACTTCAATTAGAGGTGACTAGAAAAGCTGAGATCATAGAAGCAATTATAGAAGCTGAAGATGAACTTTAAAGAGATGCTGGATGGAGATTTAGATATATTATTTGATCCTACTGAAGTAGGAGAAAAGATTATTTTTAAAGGTAAAGAAATCATAGCCATAAAGTCTTCAGAAAGCTTTAGGACAAAATATAAAGGGAAAGCTGAAGAAATGGGGATCTATAGTGGTGGTATAAGTATATCTATCAAGAAAATAGATTTTCCATTAAACTTGGCACCTAATGACAGAGTAGAGGTCGATGATGTTTCCTATGAAATTATTGATATAGAAGATCTTGGTAATACTTATCGGATAGATATAGCTACCAATTACAGATAATCAATTTCGGGACTTCCGAAATACCGAAGGTGAAATCTTATGATTGAAATTGATAGTGAATTACTGGATAGAATCCAAAAAGAATTAGAAGGAATAACAGATGGTATTGAAAGTGTAGTTTCAGGTGCTGCTAATAAGGCGGCATTGGAAGCTAAAAAAGATATAGTCAGTCGTATTATAGATGAATTCTATATCGATAAGAAGCCCATAAATGCCAGTATCATGATAAAAAAAGCCAATGAAAGTAATACAGTAGCTCAAGTAAAAAACAACAGGAAAAAAGATACATTTACCCTTAAAAGATTTAAAGTAGATATCCCAAGTAATGGCCCTATCAAGGTAGCTCAAAGCAGAAGCGGTGGGATTAAAGAACTAAAGAGAGGATTTATTAATGCTCCTAAGAATAAACGGGGGAACCTTCAGGTATTCAGAAGAGATGGAAAGAAAAGAAATCCAATTAGTTTACAAAGAGGATATTCAACGGGTGGGATGCTAGAAACAAATAATGTGATTGAATACATTGAGGATCTCATTAAAGAAAAACTGGAAAATAACTTAGGAAAACAAGTAGATAAATTTTTTGAGAAATAGGAGGGTTTATGTCGGTCAGAAACCTAGAGCAAGAGATTAAAAGAAGAATAACTGAAGCTGTAAAAGGTATCCAGTTGATAAATGATAAAGGTGAGTTTGTCTTACCATTAGTTGAAACGGGAGCCCTACCTAAATCAGCAGTTAGAGGAGAACCATATATATTAATCCAGACTACTCATATTAAAGACGATGAGTTAAGTGGTGTTGCAGATATTAACATCCTATATGGAACTATTGGAGTAAGCCGGGAAGATATGAAAAATGATGTCTTCAAAAATCAAAGTCATGCAACTGGTCATTGGGATGTACTCTCAGTGATAGATAAGATCAGGGAGGATTTCTTTAAAGATACAAATTTTGAATTTGGGATCTTAAAGAGATCTATGAAGCATGAAGTCTATGGAGAAATAGAATTCCCCCATTATCTAGGTGAGACCAAATGTACTTTTGAAATAGCAGTAACGCAGCCACAAGATGATTATTTATAGGGAGGAGATATGGCAGTAAAAAAAGAAACTAAAAAGAAAGAAACAGAAAAACCAAAACAGAAAAAAAGTACATTTTACATAGGACCAGGTGTTCAAAGAGGGATTTTAGATAAAGGTGCTATCTTCAGGGGAGATCTTCCAGAAGAAGTAGAAAAGTTAAAAGAAAAATATCCATCCATAAGTCCTCTATTCGTTTCTGAAGATGAATATGTAACAGCTTTAAATGAAATAGATCAACCAGGAACAATAACAAATATCCTTTTTAATAAAGCATTAGAGGAGGTAATGAAGTAATGTCAGTAAATCATGGAGTAAAAACAAGTGAGACTTCCACCTCTATGGCTAGTGTTGTAGAAAGTGGGAACTGTGCAGTAATTATAGGAACAGCACCAGTAAACAGAGCAATTAATCCTAAGATAAATACCCCTATACTCTGTTATTCAGAAAGGGAAGCCATAGAAGCCTTTGGATATTCAGATGACTGGGCAAGTTATACCCTTTGTGAGGCTATAAGTGTATTCTTCAGGCTATTTAAAGTAGGACCGGTAGTTCTAATAAATGTTTTAGATCCTGCTGCTCACAAGGAAGCAGTAGCTGATACAGCAATTACATTTACTAAGAAAAAAGGTATCGTAACTGATAAGGGAATTCTGTTATCTAGTTTATCTTTAAAGCAATCAGATGATACATCTGTTCCTAAAGAAAAATATACAACAGTATTTAATGAAGATGGATCTGTAAGTATCATAATCACTGATGTTAGTCTAGGAGGAACACTCACCACAGGAAAGGTAAGTTATGACAAACTTAAACCTGATCTAGTGACCGAGACAGATATTATTGGCGGGATTGATACAACTACTCTTAAGACTGAAGGAATAGCTCTAATCAATCAGGTATTCCCTAAATTTAATAAAGTTCCTAATATAGGGTTAGCTCCTGGATGGACAGATAAGAGTAAGGTAATGACAGCCCTGGTATCTGCTATGAAAAATATCAATGAAGTCTTTACCGGCATAGCATTAGCCGATATAGATACAACTACCATAGATAAGTATAACAAGGTTCCTGCATGGAAAAACGATAATAGTTATATCCATGAGAATCTCTATAACTTTTGGCCAATGGGATTAATTGATAAAACTCTTTATCATATTTCTACTTTAGCAGCAGCTTCTATCTATGCAGTAGACGGGGAAAATGGAGATATCCCATATGAATCACCATCCAATAAGCCACTGAATATTACAGGGATATGTCTGAAGAATAAAACAGAAGTAGATCTCTTATTAACCCAGGCTGATTATCTTAATGATAATGGAATAACTACTTCTATCAACTTTAATAATGGTTGGAGATTATGGGGGAATAGAACCGGATGTTATCCATCTAACAGAGATATTAAAGACAATACCATCTCGTGTAAGAGAATGTTTATCTGGGATAACAACAACTTTACACTGACTTACTGGTTAGATGTAGATAAGCCAGCAAACAATAAGTTAATGGATAAAATAATAGACAGCTATAACGACTATTACAATGGGCTGGTAACCACAGGAGCCATCTTGGGCGGAAGGATAGAGTTTAATAAGCAAGATAATCCAACCACTAAATTAATGGATGGGAAATACAAATTTAAAAGATATATGACACCAGTAGGAGTAGCAGAAAAGATAGAATCAGATTTAGAGTATGATACTGAATACTTGAAGAATCTATTTGGAGGTGGTAACTAATGAATGGATTTCCAGTATCCCTGCAGGGATTTAGTTTATACATGAATGCATTAAAAGAAGTAGGAATAGTAGACGTAGAATTGCCTAATATTCAATTTATGACCGACACAGTTACAGGATCAGGAATAGCAGGAGAGATAGAAGTACCAATAGCTGGATTAACTAAATCTATGACTATGAAGATCAAGAAAAGAGCAGTAAACAGTCAATTCACAACATTGATTGCACCTATCATGCATCAACTAGCCTTTAGGGGTAATTTACAAATGGTTGATCCGGGAAGCCCCATAGGTAAAATGAGAAATAGAAAGATTAGAATAATGGCCAAGGTAACTCCTAAGAATAAAAACTTAGGGAAGGCAGAAACGGCCAAAGCTATGGACACAGAAGCAGAATTTGGTGCGACACGTTTTACAGTTAAAAGCTGTAAAGGTCTTTAATTAAAAATTTTTTTAAGACAATAACTATAAATCTGATAAGAGGAAC